ATACAGCAATAGGAAACTGCCCAAGTGTTGAAGTAGAACCGAAGCTCGAACGCCTTCCCCATTACAGTTCACAGGCACAATATCGGCTGAAGGATAAAAATCCAGTGATTCAGACAGAGTACACTGTGGTGTTTACTTGTGATGAGTTGGCTACTGCTAACTTGAACAAGTATCTCATGGGCACTCTTTCTGGAGGGGTGATTTCGGCTCTCCAAGCCCCGGATACGGAGTACGCAGTTAAGTTTGTATCTGCTAACCCGACTGGTCCCAATAACACGTGGGAGTTCTGGAGAGGTACACTGATGCCCAATGGGGCATTGCAATTGATTGGCGATGAGTGGATGGTTATGGATTTCTTGTTTGATGGTTTGGCTGATTCTACGGCTCCGTACTTCACGGTGTCCTACTCGTCATCGTCAAGTAGTAAGAGTTCAAGTAGTAGTAGTTCAAGTTCATCGGCTTAATCTTTTAGCCTTTAACGGTATCATACGACCAATCATAGGAGAGTATCATGCGTAATACCAAAACCATAGAGATTGATGGGCGTGAAAAACCAATTACTGTTTATGAACTGACAGTAAAGCAAATAATTGGTTTCATGCAAGAAGATGTCTGGTCTTCAGAGGATAATAGTTTGGATGCTTTCAGGAAAACTTTGGATGCTAAAATACTACCAGTTATCTGTACTGCTACATTGGAAGATTTTATTGAAATGACTCCTACAGATATAGATATGGTTTATAAAGGATTCAAAGAAGTGAACAAAGTTTTTTTCGAACTAGCCCAAAAGATGGGCATACAGGAGATGTTGGGGTCGGTGTTAGTAGACATCAAGCAGCAGTTGAAAAAAGCGATTACAGAGGACTTTTCAAAACTTGTTGTTCCCTCATTGAAGCCGGGCACACTTTTGTCTTAGATTATGGTTACTCGTATTACATTGATGCACTTAACGAATATATGAGGTTGAGAAACCGTCGAATAAAAGATATGGCTTTTGCTGTACGGGCAGGATACCATCTAGATAAGAATGGGTGGCGGAAGTTTATGCGTAGTAAGTAAGGAGCACTTATGGCTGATACAAGCAAAACAATAGACATAGTTGTTGAATTAAGAAATAAGACAACCAAGGCACTCAAGGAAATAGAAACAAATGTAAAGGCTGTTCCAAAGGCTACTGGTGGCATACTCACTGCGTTACAGAGAATTGCTATAGGTTCTGCAGCAGTTTTGGGTACTATTAGTCGACTTGTCTTTAGTTTCAAAGGGTTGCTTGCTGCTGGTGGTATCGCCCTTACTGCTAAAAGTTTTCTTGATGTTGCCAGTTCCTTTGAACAGATGGAACTTAAACTCAACGCTATTACTAAAGGAGGTGGTAGACAAACATTAGAAGCACTTAGCGATCTGGCTATGGAACTACCTGTTAGTCTACAGCAATTAGTAGATGCTTTTACCATGTTACAAAGTCAAGGACTTAAACCTACTGAGGATAAGTTGAAAACGTTGGTAAATGTGGGACAAGTTCTTGGTGAGCAGACTATGCCATTGATTGCTGATTCCTTAAGTTTAATGGCATCAAGAGGAGAGATTACTGAACTAGCCCTAACCAGTTTGACAAAGGCAAATATAAACGTAGGTCAGTATTTACAAGATGCCTTTGGTATGGGAGTGGAGGAACTCAAGAAGTCAAGTCATTCTATTGAGGAAATAATTAATGCTATCTGGAAAGGTTTAGACGCTGAGTTCTCACCATATGCAAAGGCCGCAGGAAATTCTTGGGGTGATTTGTGGCAACTTTTCATAAACCATGTGAAAAGAGCCCAGGGACAGCTTATGCGAGCTGGGATATTTGATGAGCTCAAGAAAGGAGTGGCATCACTCACCCAAGAATTTGATAAGTGGTGGGCAGCAAATCAAAAACTCATTATTCAAAATATCCCTGTCTACATAGAGAAAGTAAAGGCTGGAGTTGGAAAGCTTTTTGATAGCATGGACAAGTTCTATAAGTTTTTTAAATCCCTTCCTGATGATATTGTAGGCATTGCTGGTGCTGGTATCCTTGGTAGGATATTGTGGGGAGGCCCTAAAGGATTCTTACTCGCTGCTGCAGCTGTTGGTTTAAAGATAGCTGATTTGATTAACACGGCATCAGAGGGTGTAACAGATTTAGAAGGGTTAAAGAAACACTGGCAAACACTGGCGGATGAGGCACAGATTTCTATAGAGGGTATTTCTCCTGTATCAAAGATAGAAGCACTAATAAAGAATTATCAAGAAGATATTAAGAGGATGCAATTAAGTGCCACTCCAGAAATATTCAAAACTGAGTATATTGAGAATGCGGAATTTGCAATAGAGAAATTAAAGAAGGATTTGATTGACTTGTATCAAGCAGGTGGTGAGCGTACTATTCTTAGCAAAAAAGATTTTGAGATGCTTCAAGGTTATAGGGCTCAACTAAAACAGGCATTGGATACTTTGAGAGAACTAAAAGGTGGAGCCCCAAGTGCAAAACCAGGAGAAGAACCAAACGAGCCGACTGGGAAAACCGGTTTTCCTGTACTACCTAAAGTAGATAAGCCTGGTTTAGAAAAACCTACTACTCAGATGATGCTTCAGGCCCAGTTAGACCTATTAAAGAATGCTCATGCTGTTGAACTTGATGAATTAGATTATAGATATGATCAAGGTATATTGAAATCAAAGGAGTATTACGATCAGAAGAAAGCACTTCTGGAAAAGAATCTTATAGAAGAAACCCAGTTACTACAAGCGATCAAAGCTTCTGAAAAGGAACCTATAAGAAAATTCACTGTTGATCAAACCATTATAAAAACTACACAAGATAATTATAACCAACTTACCCAGCTTGAAAGACAATATAGGGAAGGTTCTTTAGCGGAAATGGAGGAAGCTGCTGAAAAGGAATTAGAAATTTTACGTTCTTCTTCAGAAGAACAATCTGCTACACTTGAATTTCTTTATAGGAATAACTTGGTATCATTACAAGATTACTATAATGAAAAAGTAAATATTATAAAAACAGCTACTGATCAAGAAATAAAAATATTAGATGACTTGGCTAAGAAAGCAGAATCAGAAGGAAATCTCAAGAAGCGCGATGATATAAATAAAGAGATAGTACAAAAGGCACTGGAAACATCCAATGAACTTATAAGAATTGCTCAGGAGGAAGCGGAGGCTATAAAGGCGAAGGCTCAAGAAATTAATGCGGCTCGACTTGGTATGTGGGGTGATATAAGAAGTGCAGAAGGTCTTAACTTTAAGGATACTGGTGATACCTTACTTAAAGATCTGGAGATAAACCTTGCTCAACAACTGGCTGCCCAGGAACAGTATTTTAATTCGGTTGAGGAAAAGAACAGGTGGTTGGCGGCCAAACAAAAGGAATTGCTGGATGAGTATTTATCAGCTACTAGTATTGGATATAATACTTTGATGGAAGTGGCTACTTACTCAGCACAGGCAATAGGTCAGGCCTTTTCTACATATTTCTTTGACCTGATGCAGGGCAAGTGGGATTCATTTAGAGAGATAGCCTATAATACATTAGTAGCGTTACAGAGGATAGTAGCAAATGCTCTTGGTCAAATTGTAACTCAGTGGTTAGTTCAACAGGCTCAAGAGTTTATAAAAAACAATGCTATAACTGAGGGATTAAAAAATAAGGCTGCTCAACTACTTAGAGAAGCTGCGGCGAATCAAATAGTATCAGCATCTATAACGGCACAAATAGCACCAGTACTGGCACTTGCAGCAGCATATAAAGCACTGGCAACAGCTAAAGCACTGGCGAAGATAGCAGGTGGTGGGATGGGAGATGGTGGTGCGATTGATCCTCCTATGATGGCTGGTGGTGGTGCAATTCCGGGAACTTCTCCTCATCCAAAGGCCGATAACATACCTATATGGGCAACTGCTGGGGAGTATATGCAACCAGTAAAAGCAGTTCAGCACTACGGTAAAGCAGTTATGGAAGGCATTAGGAGTTTGGCTTATCCTAAAGAGATGTTTTCTTTGGAGCCTGTTGAGAGCAAAGTTTTTCAACAAGATAACCAGTTAGTAGAATCTTTTAAAAATATAAAAAATACAACTAAAGATATATTACAGAAGACAGCTGAAGTTTTTACTACCAGGGATTTGACAAAAGAGTTAGTGGAAAAAACGACACTACCAATTAAATCTTTAAAGCCGAATATTGTAAAACATCTTTATAATTTTTTAGGGATCCAGAAAAAGTCTGGTGGTGGCACTATAGAAGGTCATTCTCCTACTGCTACTTCTGATAACATACCTATAATGGCAACTGCCGGAGAATTTATGCATCCGGTAAAAGCGGTTCAGTACTATGGCAAAGAGGTTATGGAAGGAATAAGGCAAAGAGCAATACCAAAGGAAGTGTTTTCTGCCTTGAGATTTCCTAATATAAATATACCAACACCTAAGATGTCTTATGCAATGGGTGGTGAGGTTGCTGGGGCAGTTTCGTCAAGTAGCTCTTCTGAAGATTCTGGAGGAAAAAGAGATAAAGAGTTGAGTATTGTAAACATTGTTGATCCTGCTTTGGTTGGGCAGTTTCTTTCTTCTCCTGATGGGGAAGATGCCATTGTAAATGTAATAAGTAATAGGTCGTATGCAGTAAAAAGGAGCTTAGGTTTATAAATGATATTAGAAGACCTTTTGCTTATTGAACCTAATTGGGATACTAAGGTTGCCCTTAGAAGAGGGTGGAGTACTTCTATCCAAACTTCCATAGTTGGTGGTGAAAAAAGATCTTCCCTATTTACTTGGCCTCGTAAAAGTTTGAAGTTCTCCCTGGAAGGTTTCAGTTCCGCAGAATTAGCTTACTTAAAAAGGAAGTTATATAAGAATACTACTTCTATATTTGGGGTTCCTTTCTGGATGGATAGGGTGACTTTGACTGCCCAAGCAAGTTCAGGTCAGGCTATTTTAAATGTAAGTACTACTTTATACAGAAACTTTGAACCAGGTGGTCCTTGTTTAGTATATTCGTCAAGGAGTAGTTATGAAATTGCTACGATCCTGAGTATGTCGGATATTCAGATTGTTCTTGATTCCAATTTATCTTCTACGTGGCCTATAGGCACTAGAGTATATCCGGTTTTACAAGCTTCTATTACTACTAACCAGAAAATAAGTATGGTAACTTCTGGGATTGGTAAACTGGATTTGACTGCGTCTGAAGTATTGGATGAAGATATTGTCAAACTTTATCTTGGAAGTATTTCTGATTATCCTACCTATAAGGGTTTACCAGTATTTGATACTGCACCAAACTGGGTTAAAAATATTCCCATAAGTGTGGTAAATAATTATGAGGAACTAAAATTTCTTGGAAAGAGATTTATTAGTAGTTTATGGAAAGAAGCCTTTTCAGATTATACTGCCAGGGTAGACTTTTGGACGAAGGCTGAGTTACATACATTTAATTTATTTTTTGATTATATGAGGGGTATGGGTAAAGGGTTTTATGCCCCTACTTGGATGAGGGATATAGTTGTAACTTCTGCTATATCAGCAGTAGATACTGTTTTAAATATAGAAAACATAGACTACTCTTTTTATTGGGGAACTGGTTGGGGAACTGAGACCTATGCTGATAATATAGCCCTAATTTTTCCAGATGGGACTCAGGTTTATAGGGAAGTAGTTTCTGCTCCTACTACTACATCTTTGCAGTTAAGTTCTGCGGTCGGTAAGGCTTGTCCTGCGGAACAGTTAGGTTTTATGCTTGTTTGTTTTTTACCAGTTTCAAGGTTTAATAATGATGAGGTAGAAATAGTTTATGCGTCTGAGGATGTATCAACGGTCAGTCTTCGAATACGATCTATTCCGCTTGCAGCATCTTCTTCTTCTATTAGTAGTAGTTCGTTAAGTTCTATTTCAAGCAGTTGTTCTTCGTCAAGTAGGTCAAGTAGTCTTTCATCAAGTTCAAGCTCCAGTTCAAGTAGGAGTCTTTCTTCGTCCAGTAGTTCAAGTCGTAGTAGTAGTTCATCTTCTCGAAGTTCTACTTCCATAAGTTCTTCAAGTTCTCGATCCAGTTCAAGTCGTAGTTCGTCAAGTTCACTTTCATCATTAAGCTCCAGTTCAAGCTCCAGTTCAAGTAGGAGCTCGTCTTCTTCATCTTCGAGTTCGTCGTCGAATTCTAGCATATCAAGTTCCTCAAGTTCACTATCTTCTTCGTCTTCGAGTTTGAGTAGCTCTAGCAGTTCATCAAGTTCAAGTAGCAGGAGTTCAAGCAGTAGCTCACAATCAAGTTCTTCTTGTCAGACAAATGGTTTTGTTTATGATATTACTGCACAAGCTCTTGGTTCTCCTCCAGCTGATTGGACTGAGCAGTGGAATACAACTGTTGCCAGCATTGATGTTGTTGCAGATCTTGGTAAGAACAGGATAATGAGTGTTCTCCACACTTCGAATAACTGGTATGCCAATTCGTGGGATGATATTGGATCTCCCGCTGATGTAGAAGTTCTTGCAAGAGTAAGATGGACATATGGCTATTATAGGTGTGCTTATGTGGTTTTGAGAGGTTCAGGTACTACTAATGAGAATGGATACCTTGCTTCATTTCAGGATTATGGAACTAATAGTTTTTATCTTTATAAAATGACAAATGGTTCGTTAACTTCACTGGGTTATGTAACTGGTACTCTTGAGCTTAATACTTGGTATTGGGTAAGGTTCAGGGTTGAAGGTACTGCTTTAAAAGCTAAATATTGGGCAGATGGTGAAGCCGAACCTGCAAGTTGGCAGATAGAAAATACGGATGCTACTTATGCAAGTGGTTGGGTAGGTTGGGGATCTCAATATTATTATGGTGTTGGAAGACTGCAGGAATGCGGTTATTTTTCAGCCGACCTTTGTGGAGGGGATGCCAGTCTTTCTTCTTGGTCAAGTAGTAGAAGTAGCTCAAGTTCGTCCTCATCCAGTTCATCACTATCGTCCAGTTCAAGTTCCAGTAGTTGTTTATCAAGTTCTTCTTCAAGTTGGAGTAGCTCCTGTTCTTCAAGTTCGAGGAGTAGCAGTTCATCAAGTAGTTCCAGTTCAAGTCGTAGTTCGTCTTCAAGTTCGAAGAGTTCAAGTTCAAGTTCTTCGTCAAGTAGTTGTAAGTCTTCTTCTAGTAGTAGCAAGAGTTCGAGTTCATCTAGTACATCTGTTGGGCTTTGGCAAACAGATTTTGATGAATATGTAGTAGGAACAGCACCCAGCGATTGGACGGAGAAGTGGAATCCCCTTGCAGGTGCCATTACTGTAAGGGGTGATGGTGATTTTGGAGTGAATTGCCTTGAGTTGTCACACGTGGTTGGGGCAAGGTATGGTGCCGCTTGGAATGATCCTGGTAGTAGAGCGGATGTGGAAATCCTGGCGAAGTTAAGAGTCACTGTTAATTATGATGGTGCAGGGACGCTTCAGGCAAGAGGAGCAGGGATTTCTGGAAATGAAATTGGGTACTTTGCTGGCATAAGTCCGGTAAAGAATGAAATATACATAAGTAAATATACTCCAGTATTTACAGAGATAGCTACTTTATCCAAATCAATAACTTGGGGTAGTTGGTATTATGTTAGGTTTAATTTAAGCGGTACATCTTTAAAATTAAGGGTTTGGGCTTATGGGGGTAGTGAACCTGGGTACTGGAATATAATTACTACTGACTCTTCTATAGTAAATGCTGGATGGATAGGTGTTGGTGGTTACAACAATGGTGCGGATTACGATTACTTCTGTGTAACAAATGATGGAGGAACGGCATTGTCGTACAGTTCAAGTAGTTCCTCTTCTTCAAGTAGAAGTTCGTCAAGTAGTTCAAGTAGTTCAAGTAGCCGGAGTAGTAGCAGTTCGAGTTCAAGTTTTAGTTCGTCCAGTAGTTCGAGTTCAAGTAGAAGTTCAAGTAGAAGTAGTTCCAGTAGCTCTGCATTAGTTTAAAAAGGATCTAATATGAAATCACAGTCAAATGAGTTTATAGCAAAGGAAGAAGGCCAAGAAAGAATTCCAGCCGAGTTGTTTCATATTTGGAAGGGTGTTTCACATTGGAGGTATACCAGTGGTGATGTGGCAGTTGTATATAACGGAGAAACATATACTCCAGCAACAATAGAGAGGGAACAAGTTAGATGGGATTCTAATTTGGAAGTAAATAGTATGTCTATGACTGTCGCCCGTGTAACACAACCAGCTATGGAGTTTATAGCTCTTGCACCTACTGAATTAATTTGGATATCAGTACATAAAATACATAGGGATCTTGGAGTAGAAGAAACGACTCCGGTGTTTATTGGGCAGATTAAAGATATCTCTTTTAAAGGAGCTGCAGCTAAAGTAAATTGTGTGGGATTTGAGCATTTTTTGAAACAAATAGTTCCTCGTTATAGATATGGTCCTGGATGTCAGCATACTTTATATGATAGTTATTGTCAGATGGTGAAGGCCGATTATACAATAGATGGCACGATTAGTTATATAAGTTCTACGGGTTTGGCATTCAGATGTCCAGAAATTGGTAGTGTTGTAGCTGGTTATTACACACTTGGTTATATAACTGTCGGAACGTACTCTCGGATGATTACGAATCACTATAGTGGAGGAAATATTCAACTTCGATATCCTATACCTGGTGTTAGTATAGGAGATGCAGTGGCTGTTTCTGCTGGATGTGATAAAACAAGAGCCACCTGTATTTCTAAGTTTAACAATATAAATAACAACATGAGTTTTACTACAATTCCTAAAGACAATCCAGCGATGTGGATGTAGGAGGAAGAAGATGGCCTTACAACCTTATTTTAAGAGTGATGAGAGAAGGGCAGAACTTTATAAAGTACTTGAGAGTTGGGTGGGTACACCACACCGACATCTGGTAGCTGTTAAGGGAAGAGGAGCAGATTGTGCTTTATTTTCTTGGGAGGTGATGAAGGAAGTCGGTTACACAAAAGGTATTGCAAACATTCCAAGGAAATACGGGCATATAGATTACCCTCCAGATCGGGCAATACATAGTAAAGAAGAAGTTCTTCTAAATTGTATGCGAACAACTCCAAGTTTTATGGAGATGGATAAATCAAGAACCCCAATGGATGGAGATATTTGTACCTATCAATTTGGCAAGTCAACAGCACACATCGCCATTTATTACAATGGAAGAATCTATCACGCTATGTCTAAGTCTGAAGTTCTACCGACTAGGTTTGACGACAAAAAGTTTATGGCAAGGTTGACTGCTGTGTTCAGATTGATGGAGGAGGTAGTATAGTATGAGTTTAGGAAATATACTAACCGGCATTGGTTATGGTATAATGGGAATGATGTTGATTGGAGCAGGTCCGTTTGGTTTTGCAATCGGATTTGGTATTGGATTTGGTATAAGCCTTGCAATGGATGGTTTAGCTCCCGATACACCTACCCCTGGTTCTCCACAGACATCTAAATTGTCTATACCTACGGCGGATGAAGGTTTAAGTATACCTGATATTTTGGGTACTACTAAACTGTCTGGTAATATAATTCAGTATTTTGGGTCTCGTTCTGTAGCAATCATAGAGGAGATTGACACTGGTGCCAAGGGTGCCCCGGATGCTGAAACTCAAACGACTGGTTACAAGTACTTTTTATCCTGGGCTATGGGAATCTGTTTAGGCCCAGCAGATTATCTTTATGCTGTATATGATGGTGATACCCTTATATACGATGGGCAGTTGCAGAGACCAACTGCGGGATCGTTTGAAATAGTTTCACTTGGTCCTTCGGATGTAGTTTATGATTTAAGAGATGGAGCTGCAAGTTCCTATACCAGACCATTGGGGGATTATTTAATAAGTGAAGGACCTTCTGGTATTAACTATCAATACACTTTCTACTTCGGGGGTGGAGGTGGTTCCTTCAACTATCTTCTTAGGGCTTCCATGACTAATATTTCTGCATTTATTTTTATGCACTATACTAATCCGGCTACTGGGGCAGTTACTGTTAGTCCAGGTAAATTTATGCAGGGTTACTCAGTAGATACTATTAATCTTTATGAGACATGGGTAGTTTCAACTTCGTTTGATGGGTTTATGGGCTATTCTGCTTCAATGACTGTTGCTCAGAAAAACAATTATCATTTGAGTGTTATTCTCGAATATGGAGAAGACTATGCTATTGCTTCACCAGGACCAGCAGTAGGAAATATGTATTTCTATTTTGGCACGCAAACACAGACACCAAATTCTAAGATGAAAGCGGCAGTATCAGATACTCCAGGTTACCGTGGTCTTTGTTATGCTTTTTTTGACGATGTCTACATAGGCCCATATAATAGGGCACCAAATATAAAGTTTATCATAGGTAAATTCCCTCAATTAACTTTTAATGCTAATCATTTAATAGGGCAGTTAGATTATAATCCCGCACATGCTTTGTGGTATGTGATGACGGATAGACTAATGGCAGGGTTGCCAGAAGGGTTTATGGATTCTATTAGTTTTAGTGCAGGGGCTAACACTCTTTATACTGAAGGGAAGGGAGTAAGTATATTATTTGATAGGCAACAAACTGCGGGTGCTTATGCTAAGACTATTCTTGAACACGCAAACGCTATTATGCGGTATTCTTCTTCTGGAGATTTAGCAGATGAGTAGTAAGTTTCAATTAAAACTATTGAGGGCGGGATCTGTAGTTGCTGCGTTGCCGGAGGTTACGGACGATCTTGTTATAGAAAAGGCGGAAATTTCAAGAGTTACTTTTGACAATACTACCAATGATCTAAAAGTTCAGTATGCCCAAAGATATGGTATTCTTTATGTGTATATGGTAGGTATTGGCGGGACTTGGCAGACCCAATTTATTCATATGTCTGATGGTAGAACATTTGCTCATGGAGATGGCGATTGGATAATGGGTTGTTGTGGAACAGTGGATGATAGATGGGCAGACGATAGATGTAGTGGAAATCTCGATGGCCAGCCAAGGTTAATTTGTAGCCCTTCGGATCTTAGTGGAAGACCACAAACTATCCCTCTTGATTTAGTAGAAACGTGGGGTGATTCGTGGAATGATTGTGCTTATCACTTATCTAAGTCAGGGGAAGCTTTTCACTCAGGTGATGAAGATATCTATTGTAGGGGGGGTTGTCCAGAATACACATGGAAAGACGATCCTGTTAAAGGTCCTGATACTTACTGGTATCCAAGATGGTATGATCAATGGCCTTGTGGAGGGTGGGATAATTGGAATGAGGAACCTTATCCTATGGGTGGTGGAGATGACTGGACCTGGGCAGATGAAGTAGAACGTGATTATAGACCTGTAGTAATGTTTAAAGAAAATAAACATTTTGTAAAAGTTGTAGGGATGGGTCACGGTGGAGTAGCTATAGATGCTAACGGAAAGCTTTGGACATGGGGATATGGAGGTTGGGGAATAGTAGGTAGATCCGACTGGGAATATGATAATACTAATTGGCAGTGTGACCCTTATAACCTTATGCCTGACTGGAACTTTATTGACTGTGCTGGAGGATACTTTCATTCTTGTGCAGTAAGAGATGATGGTACTCTTTGGGTTTGGGGAGAAAACTGGTATCTTCAAATGGGAGTAGGGGCTGCTTATTCAGGAGTTGGTTCTTATGTGTATCCTACACAAGTACCCACACAAGAAAAATTTATCAAGTGCTGGGCTCCACATGAACAAACTATTGCTATGACTGCTGGTGGAGAAGTTTGGTATACGGGATCTTACTTTATGGGGCAGTTTGGTAATGGTATGGGACAGGGGGATATTCCAGGGTTGACACATTGTACTGTGTATCTTTCGCAAATAGATTGGAATGACCCTTTCAATGCCTCATGGTATCCGGGGTATCTAAATAACGGTATGACACGAGGTGGGGGTGGCAGGATTTACATAGATTTTTGTGCAGGTAGTAATGCTTCTATCGGAATAATTGGTGATGGTGAGGTTTGGGTTTGGGGATTTGATCAGGGATCTGGAGTACTTGGCCTTGGAGATAACGGAACTTGGTGTAGGAATATACCAGTTCAACTTAATTTGCCTCCTTGTAGAAAATGTTGGACGGATGGGACTAGTATGATGGTTATAACTGAGGATGATGAAGTTTACTGGTGGGGAGAACTAAGCGACCAAACCTTTTATCCAACCAAAATAGATTTTGATTTTTTTGGAACTATGGTGTAACGATGAAAAAGAAATTACCAACAAGAGCACTTAGGCAAAGGATACCAGATGAAATCTATTTATCTATCGAAACTTTTATCGATGAGACTTTCCAGTTACTCGAAGAACAGATAGGAGAATTTTTCATATTGGATATGGTTGTTATGAATGTTAGCAAGGAATTTCGTTTTATGTGGAATGATGCTGTTTTTGAAAAGAGAAAAGAGCTTGCCCACTCTCAGGTAGATGTAAAGGCTAGAAGGGATGAACTGGAGCAATTAAAGGAAAAAACTATATTTGAGAAGTACGGAAATAGCGATAGGGGCAAATAATGTCCGCTACCTTTAAATTATATCTTTTAAGACCTACAGTAAATAAAGATGATATGCCCAGCATAGACGACGATATGCTTATTGAAGAACCCGAATTTAATAGACCTTCTATGACGGAAACTATAAATGATATTAAAGTTGTTTATGCACAAATAACGGGGGTTATTGTATAGATGCCAGAAAAAAATAAAAGAAGACAGTTACCAGAAGAGGTTTATCCTATTATGGAAACATGTGTTCAGGAAATTATTGAGGTATTAAAGAAACCGGAAAATGAAGAACATCTAAACGGTCCTATCTATCATTTTGTAAGTAGAGACTTTCGTGATATAATTAGGGAAAGTCATAAGAAGTATGTTATAGAACGGATGAAAAAAGCACCAAAGTCTAAATCAGGAGAGTAGTGTAAATGCCTTCTTCCTTTAAACTACATTTATTGCGTTCAGCAATGCCAGTTGGTGGTATGATTGACTTTGATGATTTGAACGCAATTGAAAAACCTATATTCACCAGACCAAGTTTTTTAGATACCACAAATGATATTAAAGTTCTTTATGCCCGAAGATATGGTGTTCTCTATATTAGATTATTGGGAATGTGCTCAAGTTGGGGTGGTGGTTTTTTATGGTTATCTACGGGTGCTTTATACTCTTGGGGAAATTATGCTATTGGAGAACCATATAAATATCCATATCCAAGTAGGGACGTTCCTGCTTTGGTAACGGTGGTAGACAATACAGTGAAAACTTCTCAAGTTTCTATGTTTTGGGATACTACTTGTCTTTTATCGGATACTGGTAAGGTATATGCCACCCACGATAATACTTACGGGCAGTATGGAAATGGATATGAGTACAACGATAAACCTCCTACTGGGGTTTGGGGTTATAATGAATGTGATTTTGGTCCTGGCGCATTGGGGGAAGGTCGTGTAGAAGGAGTACATGAATTCATAAAAGTTTCTTCCGGTGCTGCCCATAACATGGGTTTGAAGGCGGATGGAACTCTTTGGGGGTGGGGCTATAGTTGGGGAGGATCATTAGCTCCTGATGGAGAGAATAGACAATGTGAAAAAGGTCTTGGTAGTATAGAACAAGGAGGCCCAGTTGTGAGTGGTGGTTATGTTTCTCTTTATCCAGAACAAGAATTCTTAAAGAAAACCGATTGGGTGGATGTTGCTACTGGATGGAATAATTCTTATGCTATTGATAGTAGTGGTAGATTATTCGTTACTGGTAACGGCCAAAACGGATGTATCGGCGTTGCTTATTATGGAGGACTTGGTTTAAATCCTCCACATAGATCAATATTTACTCAAATAAAACACCCCTTTGGTTCTGGTGAAAGTGATAATGATTGGGTGAAAGTAAAAGCAGGAGAAGTTCATGCAATATTTCAGAAAGCAGATGGAAGACTTTTTGGTCTTGGTGATAATTCTGATGGTCAACTCGGACTTGGTTCGGACTGGAATGATGAATCAATAGATTCTCACCAAGGAGGAATTGCTTGGACGTTACATGGTGGAGCTGGTCAACCAGGATCATGGGAAGGGCTACAGGGTGTAGACTGTTGGGATCTTGGGGGTTTTGGTTATCTTTGGACAAAAAATTCTGAAAGTTGGGAAGGAAATGAAGTTCAGGATTTTGCCTGTACTTCTTACGGCACAATGGTTCTTTTATCAGATGGAAGGATAATGGCTACGGGAGTTAATATAGCTGGTGAGCAAGGAATCGACAGTGATTACGACGAGATTTTTAGATTTGGCCCTGTTGGTTCTACTTGGGTTAAGAATATCGCCCCACTTCCAGAAAGTTTTGGATACTTTCAAGAACCAAGCTCGCCGCACCGATTTGTACGAATAGCCGATATCGGCTATGAAGAGTTTATGGCAGAAAAAATTGATAGGAGTATATGGTGTTGGGGCTATATGCCAGAAGTAGCAGAGCGTTCTGGGTATGTAGAAGACCAACCTAATCTTTTTATAACTGATTGGTCGGAGTTGATATAATGGCACTTAACATAAAAGAAGCAATGGTTCAGTCGGAAGATCCTGCCAATAAAGAAATACTGGGTCATGTTGTACCAAGATCTATACGAATGATGTTGTTTACTACTACTGTGAATGCTCAGGAAGCAGCAGATAGGATTATAAAAAGTATTGCTTATCCTTTAGCCCAGCTAACTTTTGTTGCGAATAGAAATATTTTTCGGATGGAAGTAGGTGATCAGTTTAAGTACAGTTCATCTGAGTATGGTATAACTGATATGGTTTTTAGAATTATTACTATAACTGAGCAAGATCTGAGAAAGGAACATATAAAAGTATATGCCATAGAAGATGTGGAATATATGTCTTCTAGTAGTATTTTTAGTAGTATACCAGTAGGAACAGCACCTGGTGGTAGTACAGGTCTTGTTTATACGTTGGAACATGTGTTGCTAGTTGAGGCCCCTTACGTTTTGTCTGGAAACGATATAATGCTAATTCCAATAGCAGCAAAAGTTACAGGTCAAGAGTTGGGGTTTGCTCTTTATATGAGTACCGATGGTTCCTCTTACACGTTGGTGCAAAATATAACGACCTTTGCGGTTTATGGTCAACTTGCATCTAATTATCCAGCAAACACTTATGAGATAGATGATGATATTGGATTTCAAGTAGATATAACTTTGTCTGCTTCAGTGTTGCAATCGGTTAGTAGACAATATTTATTTGGGCCAACAAATTTATCACTCCTTGGAAATCACAATGAGAACGTTGAATTAATTACTTGGCAGACAATTACCCCAGTATCCGGATACAATGATAGGTATGAAATAACAGGGGTATATCGCAATAGATATGGGACAGACAAGAAAGCTCATTATGTAGGAGAACCATTTTGGTTTGTTGGATATAGTGTTACTACAGTTGCACATTTAGAATTTACTGTAGGTAGTACTCGATTTTTCAAACTACTTCCTTATTCTGGTTCTTCTAGTTCGGCTTTACAAGATGCGAATGCTTATAGTATTAATTTTGTTGGAATGGCAAGAAGACCTTACGATCCTACTAATTATGCTTGCAATGGTGTTCTGGTCACTCCACCTTATTCTGCTGATTGTGTTCTTACTTGGTCACCAAGGGTTAGAGGTGACGGTGCGGGATTAGGCAATCCCGATTATGTGACTCAGTCTCCAGTTACATGGGAAGGACTTTTTGAGATAGAAGTTTGGGTTAGTGGTAGCAAGGTCAGGACTATATCAGGAATTGATGCGATAACTTACACTTACACTTCTGGAATGAATAGTGGTGATAATGGAGGGCTTCCTTCACAGGTGACTTTTAAACTTAAAAATTATTTGACTTACGGGGGGGATGTATATAGTTCCGCTTGGATTTCTTTAACAGCTATTAAGGAGTAGAGCAATGGCAACACTTATACACGGACTTATGAAGATTGATTTTACTATTCAGGGATGGAGTGGGGTATTTGGTACTTTTGCAGATCAGGTTGATTCTCTTCTTTGTACTTATTTACTTGCAACTCTTGGAGAAGAAGTCATTAAGAATCAACCGTTGTACTTGCACACCGATGGTAAATGGTATCTGGCAACTGGTCTCAACGGTGAAGTAGCGATCGGTCTTTCCGTAACAGCTGGGGATGCTGATGATACTATAAGGGTGCGTAGGATGGGATATGTTACAGATTCAGGATGGAGTTGGAATCCTATCGGAAGCAAATATCCTGTCTGGCTTCATCCTTCTACGCCTGGTGGACTTACCCAAACAAGACCTGCTTGGAATGCTGGTGAGCAGGTTATAGGTATACCGTTGAGTACTACAACTCTTTTGTTGACAGGGGTGGCTATGGAGTCGGAAGCTCTTTTTTCTTCTTCATCGTCGTCAAGTAGTTCAAGTTCGAGCTCGAGCCTTTCTTCAAGTTCAAGTAGTTCATCTTCCAGCAGTTCGAGCAGTTCGTCCAGAAGCAGTAGTTCAAGTAGTAGCTCGAGTAGTTCGAGTAGTTCGAGTAGTTCTTCTTTGTCCAGTAGCTCAAGTTCAAGCAGTAGCAGTTCATCGAGTAGTTCGAGTTCTGCATAATTATATTAACTTTTTAATTTTAAAAGGAGGGGGATTGTAATGAGTAGATTTACTAAAATCAAGAATCAGCAATCTGAGATCCGAAGGAAGTTGTTGCAGGAAACAGTAACTCTTGAAAATGACCAAATGTTTATGGAACGGTGTAAGCAGAATCCGATAGAGGATATACTGTTTCTTTTGTTGCATAAGAATGGGCATATGCACGGAGTTTATCCTGATGGAGAAGGAGATACACTACCACTCAGTATGTTGACAAGAGCTATTGAGGATAGGTTTGGCCTCGATACGACCTATTTAGGTAGTTCTCCTCCCGAGAGTGTAGTTGAGGAAGTCAAATTACCGAGACGAATTGTCTTCCATAACAGACAAGCAATCGGTGATATTCTAATGTTCACATGCGCAGTGAGGGATTTCAAGACAGCATTTCCTGAAGTAGAAGTCAAAGTCAATTCAACAGCCATGCACATCTGGGACTATAATAAAAACATATGCCAAGATTCCTGGATAGAGGTACTTGATCCATATACTCTTTATAAAGGAAAGGAAAAACTAAACGATCAACAGAGACTTGATTTGACTCAGAGGGCGGTAAAGATAGCGATTGAAAAGGACTTAGCAGTTCAGGTCTACATTGGTCCGGGTAAAGCCACCAATGCTTCGAATCGTTCTGACAACCATTTTGCAAATGCTTACAGGATTTCTATGGAGACAGTATTGGGGGTTCGGATTCCGCAAGGACCGATAAGACCTGATATCTATATGTCTGAAGAAGAATACTCGGCACCTCCGTTAGTCGAACCCCCATACTGGTTGATTACTGCTGGTGAGAAGGGTGACTGGACTTGTAAGACATTTCCGTTTATGAAGTGGCAGGAAGTGGTAGAGAAGTTACCGAATGTTAAGTTTGTCCAGTTGGGTAGTGCTGGTCATAAGCATCCAGATCTTTCCGGTAGTAATGTTGTAAATATGATCGGTATGACTGAGGATAGACATAGAGGAATAAGAGATCTTTGGAATTTGTTTAACTATTGTGAAGGTAGTATGGGTCTCGTATCCTTTCAGATGCACTTGGCAGCAGCATTCAATAAGCCATGTGTAGTAATTGCAGGAGCACGAGAACCTGTTCACTTCACAAGATATCCGGGTCAACAATACTTATCTTCTGATGGGTGTCTTCCATGTACTGTTAAAAAACAGAACGATGAACCCACAGCTTGCTGGTTTTGTAAGATTGAAAGGTGTCCAGATCATTCAACTCATGAAGGTCAGGAAGTTCCTTTGTGTGCTGATCTGTTTACTTCTGATGAAGTGGTAAGAGCAATTATGCGGTATTACGATGGTGGTAGGTTATCTTGGGATAAACCTATCGGCAAATCTAAACTTGTAAAT